TTGGACAGATTGTTGTATGGCGGATTCAGTCGTGGTGAGCTGAACATCTTTGCTGGCGGGTCAGGATCAGGCAAGAGTTTAGTCATGATGAACATTGCACTAAACTGGATACAACAAGGACTTAGTGGAGTGTACATCACACTAGAACTTTCAGAAGAACTAACGTCATTGCGTACAGATGCTATGTTAACCAACATGAGCACCAAGGACATTCGCAAAGACATAGACACCACAGAGCTCAAGGTCAAGCTGGTAGCCAAAAAATCTGGCAATTATCAGGTCAAAGGTTTGCCAGCACAATCAAACATCAATGATATCCGTGCTTACTTGAAAGAGTATCAAATTCAAACTGGTAAAAAAGTAGACTTTGTGATGATTGACTACTTGGACTTGCTAATGCCTGTCAGCGCCAAGGTTAGTCCCAACGACTTGTTTGTGAAAGACAAGTATGTTTCAGAAGAACTCCGTAATTTAGCCAAAGAACTAGGTATCTTAATGGTAACAGCATCACAGTTGAATCGTAGTGCTGTGGAAGAAATTGAATTTGATCACAGCCACATATCAGGTGGTATCTCTAAAATTAACACAGCAGATAACGTGTTTGGTATCTTCACAAGCCGTGCAATGAAAGAGCGTGGCAAGTATCAGATCCAGTGTATGAAGAGTCGAAGCTCGACCGGCGTTGGTCAAAAGATTGATTTGGAGTACAATATTGAAACCATGCGTATTACCGACGAAGGCGGGGATGATAACGAAAACGGGTTTAGCAAAAAGCCCAGTACAAGTATTATGGACTCAATCAAAGCAAAAAGCCAAGTTAATGCTGCCGCAGACGACGCCAAGTCTGTACCTTGGGATCGACCACAGGCCCGAGAAGGTTTTGAGTTAGAAGCACCCAAGGTCACAGCTGATGTGCAAAGCGCCAAGCTCAAGCAATTGCTAGGCAAAATCAAAACATCATGATTGACAAAGACATTTACTGTTCAATGATACATGGTGGGTTGAATTTAAATTTTAAGACTGGTCAACTACACGTACAATCATGCTGTCTTCACGGTAAAGCCAGCCCAGTGGACAAATCAATAAATTTATGGCAACAACAAGTTTTATTGGATCTAAGACAGAAGAATCAACAAAACATATGGGATGATAAATGTAGCAATTGTCAGCAACTTGAACAATCTAATTTGCCAAGCATGCGTATAGGCATGAATCAAGGATTAAAATTAAATGGGCAACACACCCTGTCAGGGCCAGTTAGAATTGATCTAATGTTTGACCTCAGTTGTAATTTAGCATGTCGAACTTGTGGCCCTGGCAGTAGTACACTTTGGCAAAAGCATTTAAAAAAACATACCAAATGGTTGACTCCAATATCATCACCGACTGATAAAGAGCAAGTGATTGCACAATTAAAGTTGTTAGATTTGTCTAATTTGCGCATGCTTGTGTTTGCAGGAGGTGAAACACTACTAGGACAAGCATATTGGGATGTGGCAACCTGGCTGGCTAGTAATGTTCCTAATGCTAAACAGAATCTTACTTTGTGTTTTCAAACAAACGGAACTCAGCCAATCTCAATGAGGAACTTTGATATCATTGAAAAATTTCATTTAGTCAAAATTCATGTAAGTTTAGATGGAATACAAGAAAGATTTGAATATCTTAGATGGCCTGCATCTTGGAATCAAACAACTGACAATATTTTGACCATGCGGGATACATTGCCAAGCAATGTGATGTTTTTGATTGAAGAAACAATTTCAATTTTTAACTTGGCCTATATTAATGAATTAGAGCAGTGGAGTAAAGAACACTTTTCTACCAACAAAGAAGGGGACATAACAGTCCATAGCAGACATATGGCCCATGGCACGTACAGCATTGATTTTTTGTCACAAGAATATGTTGATGATATAATCAAGTGCCAGCAACTGATTCCTACAACATGGAAAGAACAACCATTAGCAATTACAACAATGATTCAGGAGATCAATAATATTGATCAATATCGAAATCAATCATTTAGCAAAATATTCCCAGAAGTGGCAGAGTATTACAAACGATATCTAACATGAAATATGTTGTTACTGCTGCACCGGGCGGACTGGGGCATTTCTTGTCAAGAATACTGGCCAATGAATATGACTTCTCAGTGGAATCAAATGGCAGTTACCATTCTTTAAAAATAGCATATTCTTCTCAAACCACACAAATAGAAACGTTTGACAAAGTCATTCATGATACTGATAACCCAGTGGTATGTTTGCATAATTTTGACAACAGAGATTTAACAAAACTTTTCAATGATAGAACCGTTATTAATATTGTGGTTGACAGTCATTACGAAATATTTTTAAATAATTATTTTAGAAAAGCCATACACTCAAATTCACAAACTGTCAGCAGATTTCTTGATGAAAGTCAACAAAGATTTCCAACAAGCAAAAACTATCTCAGAGAAGAATTCTTTTTTATGTATCAATCCATGACAAAAAAAGAAATTGCCTGGCTTCCGCAACACATGACAGGGCATGAAATTCCATTTAGCAGTTTTTACAAGTTAGAATTGTTTGCACAAGAAATGTCTCAAATTGCTTCATTTTCCAATCTTGAAGAAATCTGGGCACACTTTATCAACGCTCAACAACCTATCTTGGATAGAGTAACTTTGTATCAATCCATATGTGATCAAGTTGTAAATGATCAGCCACCAGAAATCCCCACGTACTTTGACAATGTTGACTTTGGTATCATGTGCGGTATGATTGTTGTTCGACATGGAATTGACAAGTTAAATTTAGAAAATAACAACTGGGTATGAAAAAAATTTACACATTCGGAGATGGGTATGCCTCCAGTCACATATGGCCTGAGTGGCCTGTTATCTTACAAGCATTGCTGCCGCACTGCGACTTCACACATTATGGTGCTGTGGGCGCCGGCAATGAATACATTTTGAATGCTATTGTGCAGGCCAATATATTGGATCCGCATGCGTATTTTATAGTGCAGTGGGCACAAGCCGATAGGTTTGATAAACTGCTTGAAGATGCCAGTTGGAACAGCATCATTGATAGTGACCCAGTGTACTACTTTAATAGAAATTGCATAGCTGATCAAACTTGGTGGATCAGTAGTGCCAGCACACAAACAGACATACTAACTTATCACCGGCATTTTGTACAACCTCAGCAACATAAAAACAGAACTAATAATTTTGTCTATCTTGCCGGCAATTTACTCCTGGACAAATCATTGTTTTTTTCAACTTCTGGAGTTGACTGCTTGTTTAGCAATATCAATTGGGTTAAAGAAGACATGAGCAAATTCAGTCAGCAAGACAAATTTAAAGAAGTCAGACAATCTCAAGTGCAACCCAGTCCTGTTGTGCATTTGGCCTATGTAAAAGAACATGTGTTGCCAAACATACCCTTTGTTGTAGACACCTGCAGACTAGAAGAATTAGAACATAGAATACACACATATCAATGGGTGGCATATGATCCTGACAGAGAAGAGATTTGGCACAAAATGTCAATACTTTAAATCATATTTTAATATAATTAAAATCAAATAAATAACTCAAAGGCCCTTGAGCAGATGCAAAAACGCACCCGTAGTATATTAGAAGAACTAGACGCAATGTATATTGAGCGCGATAATCACCTGGTGATTGAAAGTCGCGCCAGCAACATCATTGCCAGTGCTATTAACTTACTGGAACAAATTGACGCTACATTCCCTCCGGAACAGGCAGAAAATTTAACTCGCAAATTGCTTAATGCCATTCGCACCAGAGATGCAGGCCGCTTTGAAAGAACAGTAAGGCGTACCCATGCAGATTCATGAAGTCACAAGAAAGCAACTGAACGAACTTGATCTAGCCGGATCTGGCGGCCTGTGGTCAAACATCAAAACTGCCGGCAAGGCAATGATGCAACCAGGCGGAGTAAAAGATGCACTTAGAACAGTAACCCCTGGAGCAGGGCAAGGCGCCACCAACACAGCAGATCAAACACAAAGTGATTTTGTTCAAAGAATGCAAGGTGTCAAAAACAATTCTGCCATGAAACAAGTAGCAGCAAATATGCAGGCTCAATGGGAAAAGGCTCGTGCCCAAGTCATTCAACCCTCTACAACACCTGCGCACGCTGTTAATCAACCGGCACAACCAGCAGCTGGCGCAACAGCAATGGGACAAATAGCAGGCCAGTTAGCCAAAGGTGCGGCGGCACAACCGAGTACTATGGCCAATGCTCCTGTCAGCAAAACAAACACAGCTAAACCAGTAGCGCCGGTACCAGCAGGCACTGCAATGCCTACAAAACCATACCAGGTGCCCGGTGCCGTAACAACTCCCAATCCAGCTAAACCAGCGGCAGCACCGGCACTTGCTGCACAATCATTGGATTTAGATCAATTAAAGAAAAATAGAGAAGCTAAACTGGCAGCAGGTCAAGTTAGTCAACAACAAGCACAGCAACAAATAGCACAAACAAAAGCAACAAATGCACAAACTTCACAAGCAGACAATGCACTGATTGCCGCCGTTAAAGCTGCCAAAGCCAAACCTGGATTCCAACAAACACTAACAGATAAAAATGCAATCAAACAAGGTGCAGCCAAAGGAATTTATGAATCGTTAGGATTAAAAAAATATACCAAATCTCGTTTACTTGTAGAGGCTGCCAATCTAAATCAACTAACTGATTGGTATGAAAAAACTGTAATTCCAAAAACTTATGCTAAATTTGCGCAAGAATATTTACAAGAGCCAACCATTCGAACTTCTCTGCAAAACATTGCAAATGCAGAAAAACTGCCGGATGCTAATCGTAAAACAAAACAGGAAGAAGAATTTATAAATCTTGTGGCTGCAACGGCAATGATGAGTCAAAAAATAACTGCTGATAATCCACAAGCAGCCACAGCAGCCTCTTCGGGCAGAACATCTGCAGGGGGTAGTAGTCCGTCAGTTGCCGCAGCAAAAGCAACACTACAAAAACCACCAGTGTCTATGCCGCCGGCGACATTAGACGCTGTGGAAAAAATAACTGGCACGTTACCCCCAGTAAAAAGTGACGATCAACAAACAATCAATTATCTAAAAGCACTAGGATTTGACACAAAATGAAACTACTAGAAGGTGGAAACGTATTCAAAGATGGTGATGGCAATCCATTAACCGGTCGCATTAATCAAAGTGATGTGGCACAAACAGTGCAATGGATTGAAACTCTAACTGGTATTGAATTCCCACGCGAGCGTTGGTTGGGGTCAACTGGTCGTAAACCCACATCGGGCGACTTGGATCTAGCAGTTGACGCCAGCCAAGTTACCAAAGAACAATTAGCAGCTAGACTTACCCAATGGGCACAAAGTCACGGTGAAGATCCACGCAACTGGGTTAAAAAAGCCGGCGAAGTACACCTACGTGCTCCTATCAATGGCCGTCCAGAAAATGGGTTTATACAAGCTGACTTTATGTTTTTTCCCAACTTGGATTGGGGCGGCTTTTACTATGGAGGCGCAGACGATTCAGTATACAAAGGCATGAACCGTAATGTGTTGATGAGTTCAATTGCCAAACAACAGGGACTCAAAGTGGGTGCCAATGGCATGATCAGCCGCACCACAAATCAATTGGTAGACGGCGGTATGGATCCGGACTATGTGGCCAAGACTTTGCTGGGCGCTAATGCCACACGAGAGAATCTCAAAAATGTAGAAAGCATTTATGCTGCTCTAGCAAGAGATCCACAACGTGATGCCAAACTGGCTGACTTCCGTGATTATCTA